TTTCATAAAGTCCAAAATAGCGGAAGTAGAATCTGACTCTCCGTAATGACTCCTGAAGCTGTTGATCACGCTGCAAAAGCAGTTCTTACACAACTTTCAAACAGACGTAAATGTAATGTCGAGTCTCTAAAAAACGACATTAAAACAAGTAAACTAATTAACCACTTTTATTCAAATGGCTGACTTTAAAAACGATTTCGTTCCTGCATTCCCTTATCCAATTAAATGGTCTACAGGTGATAACACCTTTGACGATGCAGAGAAAAATCCTAAAACAATAGGTCTTGCAATTCCTGTTGATTCAATCCCTGGACTAATCAATCTTTTAATGGCACTAGAAGCTGATACTTCTAAGCACAAGCAAGGAAAAGTTTGGAGTAAGGAGAACGGAGAAGAGAAGAAAGCTGTTGTATATCTCAACGGTAAAGGTAAGGAATCAAACGATGGATATGGTTGCTTTGGCAATATCAATCCTAGAAAAATTGAAGTAGAACCTAACTTCTAAACCAATACAGGGGCATCTTTTGCCCCCTCTTTTTAAACCAATGAAAACAACCCAACCTTATTCTCCTAAAGTTTCTATCAAAGTTGAAAAACTAGAATCTCTAATCAAAATATGTGATCAAGCTATTAACCATAGTATTCAGACAGAAACTTTTATTAATCACAATCCTCACGTTCATGCAAGAGAACTTCGTAAAGCATTATCGACAATCACTGCTGGATTAAAAGCACAAGCAAAGCAATGGATTTGTTTTACAGCAAGGGCTGGTGAACTTACAGAAGAGCTTGATGAAATTAATCAGGAAGATCAAAAAAGATATATGCCTGATCAAGAAATCAATTCCTTACATGACATCATTAATGAGTATGTTTCAGAAGCAGAGAAGTGCTTTAACTATGAACCCAGTGATGAAGAACTATCTGATTCTTATGGCTTTACAGCAAAAGAAAGAGCAGATCAAGCATGGCAACAAAAAATGGAGGCAAAGGGATGAATCAACAGAAAAGAGCATTAAATCAACTTTTATCTGTAATTGTTGGTAGTAAATTTGCAAGACAAACTGATCCTTATAAAGATCAACCTTTAGAACGTATCCATCGTTGTTATGAATTAATTACACAAGAACAAAGTGAAGCTTTTGGTAATTCACTAAAACTAAATCAAATCAATCGTAAACTTGATTCTCTTAACTCACTAACAATCTTGGCAAAACTAGAGAAAAGTGTCGAGGCTTTAAGAGATATTAACTATGAATAAATTGCTTTTTCTACACTAATACACTAATCTTAATCAAAATGCATTTAGGATGAAGCATCTTAAACCACGAAAAGATGGACAATATATGATTCAATCGTTATTGCCCCCAAAAAGAGGAAGTTTATTTGTTTCCTATGTTGAAAGTGAATTAGAAAAATCTCCCAGCTTGTTTATCAAAGAACTTGTTTTTAAATTTCTTGAAGAAACTTTTCCTGAAGTTTATGGAGAATTAGAAGAAGAAGACGAACAAAATTGGCAGAAAACTGTTGTAAGAAGAGCTAAAGGAAAGAAAAAAGCACAGGAAAAAAGGGAAATCAAATTGTTTGGTTCCAAAGAAAACGCACAAATCGCTAATCTTCTTCCAGACAGGTTATATAGGAAATTAAGATCTGAAGAATTGAATCAACCATCAACTCATTTCGAGAACAAAGATCCCAAAGATTTCAATGAAGAAACTTTTTAATTTTTTAGGATCAGGTTTTGTGTACAGGAGTCCAAAACCTTATGACGGATTTAAAAGGTTTCTTTTAGACCTCCCAAGTAGAGAGTTAAGATCATTGGCCGAGTCAAATGCTCATTGCAGCAAAAAAAAATTAGTACAACTTTATTTACAAAAAAATGCCCTCACCGAAATTCAAACTAAATGATCAAGTCAACAAGAAAAGAAACACAGGAGTTTTATTAAAAATTGAATCTAGCGTTGGAACAATCACAAAGATCAAAGAAAAATACAATTCAAGAAATCGAATTTGTTACTACTACGAAGTGACATGGCCTGATAAAAGGCGGTCAGAACACGCACAACACATTCTTATTCCAGCTCCTTAAAATGGCAAACTATCTAGTCTCAACGATGCAAACAACTTTGAAGGCTTATATGGTTAAAGCAACGTCAAAAGAAAAGGCTATTGATCAAGTTGAACGTGGCCTAGTTGATCCTTTTGATGAGGAGCTAGACGAGTTACATGAAACACGTTGCACTAAACTCCCAGAACAAGAAAATAAATAATGAATCAAACTTATTGTCCTTGCCCTAAGTGCGGTCAACTTAGGACTAGAGTTGTATGCACTAAACGTGATAAAGAAGGAGTCACTATTAGACGTAGATGGTGTCTTGTTTGTGAACACCGTTGGTATTCACTTCAATATCCAGAAGTTGTTATAAAAACAGAAGAAGTTAAATGGAAAGGAAGAAATACTAAATATGTGCCTTTATAAATGACTTTAAAACTAATCGACACTTTTTCAGGTATTGGCGGTTTTAGTTACGCAGCAGAAAAACTTGTTGGCGGATTTAAAACTGTTGCATTTGTTGAATGTGAACCCTACTGCCAAAAGGTATTAAAAAAACATTGGCCTACAGTACCTATCTATGACGACATCCGAACCTACAAACCAGAACCATATTCAGCATCAGTTGTGGTCGGAGGCTTTCCTTGCCAAGACATTAGTACAGGAGGACAAGGCCAAGGTATCACCAAAGAAACTAGGTCAGGTCTTTTTTACGAACTCATGCGAATCATTCGCTTGGTACGACCAAAATACGTTGTCTTGGAAAACGTTGCAGCGATCCTTAATAACGGAATGGGAATCGTACTTGGAGAATTGGCCTCGTCAGGGTTTGATTGTTCTTGGTGCTGCATACCAGCAAGTGCTGTGGGAGCCTGTCATGAAAGAGACAGATTTTGGCTCATTGCTACCAACCCCGAATACGCTCGATTATCTAGAACCGAGAAAAGCAGATGCGATGAGCAAATTAGTCAAACAAAGACCAGGAAGGAAACTACCCTCGAATCTAAGAGAAATAGTCAACCCTCATTCAGTGAAAGTTTTTCAAGAATTGCAGGAAAATGGGAACCAACCCCGTTTATGCTCAATCCAAACTGGAAAGGATATGCTTCTAAATGTAGTCTTTGTCGAACAGATGATGGGGTATCCGATCAACTACACAGAAATTCGAGAATAAAGGCACTAGGAAATAGTGTCGTCCCTCAAGTTGCAGCTATACCACTTCAAAAGATTTTAAAAATAGAAAACCAGCATCCTTAAACAAGAAAATTACAAATCAAATATCTTTCTCAAAAAATTCTTGAATGTAGGTTGTCTTACAGGATTTTGTAAGCAAGCAATCTTGGCTTTACACCTTGCTATTTCTTTTAAACAATTAGCAATGAATTGTGACTGATGAAAATGATTTCTTTCTATTGCTTCACAATGTCTAACTAATTGTTCTTTTGTAGCTCCTTCACTAAACCATCTTATCTTCTTCTCTAACTCTAATTCTTGTTCAACAGTAGGAGGCTCCATTAGTTGATCTAATAGAACAAATTGTTCATCCAAGTTCTCCATCTAGTTCTTTACCCTTAGCTGCTAACCCAGTGTAGAAGCCATGCATAGGATTGTCAGGTAGGTGACGACCATCAAGAACGTACCAACGTTCCATATTTAACATCCTCTGTTTGTCTTCTTCCAACCATGCTGGATCGTAACTTGTCATTGTAATTTCGTTGTAGAACCTGGGTATAACCTTGCTTGTAAGAAATTTACAGCTTGATCATCTAAGGCATTTGTAGTCTGTTTTGCTGCCGCTTTCAATAGGTCAAGTAACAGTTTTTTACCTGCATCACTTCGTAAGAAAGCGTAAAGAATAGGCAAGAAAGGCTTAGCTAGTTTTCGCATAATTAGACTCACTCTTCACAATCTTATATATAACCGCTACATTTGGCTTGTGATCCCCATCACGACTTCAGAACCTCCCTAGATTTGCACTTAAAGGGAGGTTTTGTTGTTTAAGCCGATACTTAACTTAACAGGATTATGGAGCAGAAAAACATTGTATGTTTTTGTTCACACTGTCTTGAGATAAGACGACAACAAGCAAGATTACAAGAGTTGAATAAGAGCAAAAAACTCGTTAAGTTATCTAAGTAGTTTACTAATCATGCAAGTAAATTATTAAACACGCAGTGGGATGCGATGTTAGTCAAGACCCCTTAGAGAGTAGAGGCTCTAGGGGGTTTTGCTTTTGGGTTTAGGATGATAGACCTCTACAGCTGCATTACATTTAGGACAATCAAAAAAACTAATCATGTTATAAAGTTCATGTTCTGGAAAATCTATATTGCTTGATATATTAAGTGGAGTACCACAAAGATAACAGTTCATTTTTGCTGCTCCCAATACTTTACAAGCGTTTCCAGCTCTTTAATTCTGGCTTTAGCCCTTGCTATCTTTTCCTCCATCCATTTGGGTCACGTCTTGCTGTAAGAGTAGCAATCTCCTTATCAATAGCATTTAAACGATGGAAAATTTCACGTATATCACGTTGTCTTTTATTTGTTTGGTTCGCTAAGACCATTAACGCTCCAGAGACAGCAGCCCCTACAAGTGCTGCAAGTAGTTCTTGAGGCATGTTTTACTGTTTACGCTAATCTTAGACTATTGTTTCTATTTTCCTATGGATGCCGTACAAGAAGAAAACCAAGCCAACAAAAAAGAAAATAAGAAAAACCCCTTCCAAAAATTTAAAGACGGCTTAGACGACACAACGACTACACTTATAAAAATTGTTGTACTTGGGTGGTCGGGTGCAATATTGACTTTAAATTACGTTTCCATCCCAGGAATACCACAACAAAAAATAGATCCAACATTCATAGCTTCAGTGTTTACGGGCGTTTTGGCCTCCTTTAATATTTCAACTACTTCTAAAAAAGGAGATGGAACTTATAAAATAGATGAAGACAAAAATAANACAAATGCACCCCAAATAGGAGGTGCTAATTATCAAACAATNAGAGTGGAGACTCCGATAAAGCTTGTACCAATGGAGCCTAAAATAGACCCAATCACTAAGAAGCCTATTGATCCTCAAAGTGGGAGGTTGACATGATGGGAGACGATCTTTCGATTGATGCTCGGCAAGAAACTCGTATTGTCTGCCAAGAGATGAAAATCAAACGAGCAGAAGAAAAGATAAACGATTTAGAAGATAGAGTTAGACTTTTAGAGAAAAGGGTATTCCAAGCTGCTGCCCTCGTCAGTGCTGCTCTGGCAGTATTAGGATTACTAGCACAGATTTCAAAAGCCTACTTATGAAACGCTTTCTTCCTTTGTTGTTGCTTTTGGCTTCAACCCCTGCTTATTCCAATGTGGTGCATAAGCTAACCAGCTCTACAAAACTTATTACTGATGGAGCGTATAGCGTTTCCAGTCGTGGTCCCGCTACTTATACAGTTTCAGGATCGAACATAAAGATCTCTGCTGTAAATGGAAGTGTATTTGGTGGTCTGACTGCACCTACAAGCGTCACTGCGGCTGCAACGATGACCGAAGGTACATATGACATAAACACTGCTGGATCAGCCTTCAGTTTTAGTGAATCATTCCAGCAAGGAGACGTAGTAAACCCTATCAATACTGGTTCCGATGTTAGTAGCGGAATTGTGGCAGATTTAGCAGCTTTCGCCACGACTACTACTTACTCAGGAGGTGTGGCAGGGTCTCTTGCTGGTACAACCGTGGCTAATCACACTTCGACCTGCACTGGAGGAGGAGCTGGCACCAGTTGTACTAATCAATTTGTAAGTGAAATCCAGCTATTAGACTAGTCATGTACAGGCTTTTCTTGCTTTTGTTCTTAGTACAATCTCCTGTACTAAGTGTCCCCGTGGTCCCTAATTTTGCGTCAGGTGTAACTACCAGCAGAACAGAAACTAAAAGTAAGACGGTGGAGACAATCGTAAGCCACGACTACAATACTGGTTACACCTATTCTTTATCAGGAACAGGGCTAACTGCTGATCCAAATAGCCTTATTCCAAATGCAACCACCGTTACAGGCACAACCAATGGGACAAGTTATGTATGGACTGGATTAGATCTTTCTTCTCAATCAAAACCAACAATGAGCTTGACTGTCCCAGGTGCAAGCTTTCAACTGGTAGAAAGTTACAGCGCACCAGGGCTTTCAAATATAACAACAGTTACAAGAGAAACCGAGCAAGAAAGTATTACCGATACGGTTTCATCTTTCAGTCGTTAATTATACTTTTTAACTGCAATCCTGTTAAAGCACAAGGTAATAGTGCTACTGCTGCCCCAGTTGCTACGTCCTCTGGATCAGTTACAAATCAAGCAATACAAATGTTGACAGGTCCATTCCCTACCAACACTTATGGAGGTGGTATCTCTTGCCAAGGACCAGTATTTAATCTTTCTCCATTTGTAACAAACTCACATACATTTAATAAACCGAGAGAATATTATTACTCAAGTCCTGTTTACGATCCAACAGACGATGATGATAATGGAGTGCCTGATAATCCTGGTAATATTTTATATTGGAACGATTATAATCGTACTGGACAAAAAGATAACTTTGCTCTCAATTTAGGATTTTCAGCAACATTTAGCGTTCCACTAGATAGAGAATTACAACGTAGATGTAAAAGAGCAGCTCTAACACAAATCAAATATATGGAACAATTAACTGCTAATAAGATTCTCGATTTTCAATTAAATCGTTTAAAGCACTGCTCAGAACAACGCAAACTTGGAGTTTCATTTGCAAAGAACAGTGCTGCTTATTCAATTTGTTCAGACGTAGTATTCAGTCCCGTTCCAGGTCAGGTATTACCTCATAAACATGCAATATCACAATCTGACTCTAAATAATGAACCCCCACGGCATTTAGCTAAGACTAAATACACGCTCTATTCCAATTAAGGTCAACCCGTCACTTTGCGGATGTAGGGGTAAATTTATTTTACCTTATTTTTTAACGGTGGCAAACCTTTCTTCTCTCTGTAAGTGTTTGTTATATTTTCTTGTTTTGTAGGCTTTACAGGTTTCTTTCCAAGTATCTTCTGCACTTTCTTCATCGCAGTCTTAACTATCGGTTTAATTGCTTTTAAAACTATGTCTGCCAATGGTTTGGCAAAAATAGCTGAACTCGTTGCAATAACAGCAATTGAAGTAGTAGTAACAACAACACCAGCGTCAGGTAAACCATTAACCATTTGAGTGACGATTGGTACGTCTTCATAGAGAGTTATACATTTTTGATTAATTAATTGGTAGCCAGAGATTCTTTGTTTCCCTTCATTAACGAGTTCGCCTGATCGATTTTCTCCAGCAGGAGGGCAATCATTTCTTTTCGGTGGTGTTGGTATCGTTGGTTTGAGTTCTTCTTTTGTCGAATCTTCTTTCTCATTGTTCCTGTTTGGGACAGGTGGTGTTCCTAATGTATTGCCATAAGGAGGCATGTCCATAGGCGTGTAATTAGGAAAAGTTTCTCCATTGCAATAAATAAGAACACCTTCCTTATCATTGCTAACTAAAGATTCACCTGTATTGCCTTTGTTTGCGTCCTCATGCGCTTCAACACAACCAGGAATATCAACAACAGGAAAGCCAAGTAAAGGCAGTACAGAAGGTGGAGGAGGAACCTCTATCTCTTTTATTTGTATTGGTTCGATATTAATTGTGTTTGCATCCCTGATGCTGATGTCAGGTATTTCGCTCACTTAGCAATCGTTCCAATCAGCAGCAATATCACTTGCAACATTTCCTACCTGTTTCCTAGCTTGTCCAAAGAAAATTCCTGCGAGGACGGGACCAACAATAGGTACGCTCGCTATGGCAGGGCTAACAGCAACTGATCCAGTATCAGCAATCATCATGCCATTACTGCGTCCTTGCGCTCGTTTTTCTATACATTCAATCTGTTTCTCTGTGAGTTTTCCTCCTTCTCCTTGAGGATATACAGCAAATTGGGTATGAGCGACAGATTGTTTATGCACATAATTCTTCTTCAATCCACCTGCAAATGTAGGTTTCTGATCATCAACAATTGTGGTGACTAATTTGGGATCGTGTTGCTTGCTGGCAAATGTCCATTCCTCTGCACCATCCGCACCTACATTACTTCTAATCTGAATTGAACTGTAAGGAGTACTAGAAAGCTTGGCTATATCTGGTATTCCAGAGTCTTTACGTGCCAACAGGTTTAATGTATAAAAATTACTTGCTACTAATCCAAACCCTAAAAGAAAGGTTGTGAAGCCATTAAATGATTTAATCAAAATGGTAGTGCGGGACCCGTACTTGTAGGGAGTTTAGGTAGATCTTTTGGGATCGGCAAAGATTTAGTTACTTCATTAATTATCTTTTGCTTAATGGAGTCTTGATTTAACCAAACATAGGTTAAACCACCCGCCCCAGAGAGGAAAGCAAGGAATGAAATGATCGAAATTACATCAATAATTGTTCTCTTCATTCTTCCTCTGTCTTTTTATCATTTGTTATTAAAGATTTTCCAAATTGCAAACCACCTTCAATCATTGTAATCTTTTGACTAGCATCGGCAACAACAGCTTGAGCTTGTCCCAGCCGATCTTTTTGCGCTTTTAATTCTTCCTCCCATTGAAGAGATAAATTTTGCACTGTTTCAGAAGATAATGTCATAATTAATATTTAGACTTCCCGAGTGTAACTGCTGCATCAATATCTGTGAAGGATTCGGATGTCCAGATAGAAGTTGTGCCGTCCTCTTTCTTGTAAGCCTTGATGATTTCTAGATGATCAACATTTCTTTTGAGGGTGTCCTTATCTTCATCTGTAATTGTTGATTGAGCAGCAACAGAATTAATAACGATGACGCTATCACCAGCAGCAGAGAAAACCTTTGCGACTTCTTCAGCAGTACGCTCAGCCATGAAAATAAAAATGAATACGTTTAGTTTACCCTGCTTCTAGTGCTGCGACTTTAGTTTCTAATGTTTCTATTTTAACTATTGCTTCTTGTAATGCTGCTGTTAATAAAGGAACAACTCTTGAGTAATCTATAGATTGATAAATAGGATCACCTTTTTTCANATCACCTGGAAGTGGACCGTCTTCCAGCATAACTTCATCTTTAGTACCTGTTACTGCACTTGGTACTGCTNGAGAAGCTTCATGTGCAATAAAACCATCAACAATTTTATCTGGAGTATGTTTAAAATTAAATCTACATGGTTTAAGTNTTTTTAATTTAGTTATCCCATCATCCATATAAACTACATTTTCTTTTAATCGATAGTCAGAGTTCGAGGCATAACTAAACGTACCACCGTCAGGTGCAGAGTGATCCATATTCCCTGTACCTCTATTGATAATAGTGGCATTAGAATTTGCTCCAGCATTAGCTCTTAAAATCCTCGTACCATAATCGGTGTAAGTTTCATCAGTTCTTAAATCGAGATAACTAAAATGATTACCAGCCGTAGAAGAACCCAGTTCAAGAGCGCAAGAACCCCCAGAAGTAGAGTTGTTTATATGTAAATGACCTCCAGAGGTCACACCTACTCCTGCACTATTTGTTTCAAAAGCTTTGACATTATTGTAATAAAGCTCAACTGCACCGTTGCTAATAAACTTTGCTGCCGTTTCAGGTGGGCTTTCATTCCCAACCTCTATGTGAACATCTCCACTCGGACAACCAATAGCAAATTGTCCACTCCTATTAGCGAATGATCCATAAGTATGAGAACCACTAGCATCGCCTACTCTTAAACTAACTCTCGCATCACTATCTCGATAAAGATAATGCTTTGTACTTCCAATGTATAAACCAGCCGTTGAGATTCCAGCACTTTCCGCCTCTAATGAAATACCAGGGACTCTGAATTTAGTAACACTTGTATTTCCTAAAGTTATTTCATTTGAAACTGTTGCTGAACTAGGTTCTGATCCATTTCCGAGAAAAGAATTATTAGAACCTGTCGTTAAAACATTTCCTGCATATTGTCCAATACCAGTATTTGAGCTTCCTGTCGTAACATTATCCATCCCTTGATAACCAATCGCAATATTAAACTGTCCAGTAGTTAAAGACTCAAAACACTGTCTTCCAATTCCTACGTTATAACCAGCCGTTGTTGCGCTAATTGCTGCTTGATACCCGATATAAACATTACTTTGACCTGATGTGCTGCTCAACGCAACTTGACTTCCAAGAACTGAATTTTTTCCACCACCTCTAGCTGCGGTCAAAGCTTGATAACCAACGGCTACATCATCAGAAGTAGTAGTACTGTTATCTAATGTTTGATAACCTATTGCGACATTTCTTGTCCCAGTCGTGTTCTCCTGTAACGCCCAAGTTCCCACCGCTACGTTGTAATCGCCTGTGGTGTTGTAATAAAGTGGGTAATAACCTACAGCAACGTTGTAATTTCCTGAAGTAGTTTCACGTAAAGTCTGCCTACCAATACCTACATTTCCATTGCCATAAGTGTTACTTAATAAAGCCTCATATCCAATAGCAACATGACCATCTCCACTGGTGTTTGCACTCAAAGCATACGAACCAACTGCAACATTTTTTGCCCCACCAGTGTCAGCATCTAACGCCTCAAATCCAATAGCAGTATTGTCATCTCCAAAATTGACTAACTTGCCAGTATCTTTTCCAAAAAAGGTATTTCTATAGGTGTCATCATCAAGAGCAGCTCCAGCATTAGTTCCACCTAGCGTGTTGTCATTAGAATCAGAATCTATTCCGCCACCACCACCAATCTCCTTAACCGTTCCACTGTCATTGACATATAATTTCTGAGCTGAAGTATCTATAGCAACTTCACCACTAGAGATGTCACTCGTTGATGGAGTGCTAGTTCCTCTCTTTAATTTGATTGTGTTAGCCATTTAACCTACCTCCTATGTAGTAATTGTAGTTAGTAGGTTCCTCCATCAATATCAAACCCTGAAACAGATCCGTTCTCAAGGAAAGTAACAAGATCAGATAAGGCAACTTGAACCATTGTTCCATTATCATTCATCACCATCCGATCAGCAGCAGCTAAGGTCGTTGAAGTAGCTGACGTTCCACCGTCAATAATATTCAACTCGGCAGTTGTGACCGTTGCTCCATCAAGAATTTCTATTTCCGTTGAAGTAAGCGCAGCTAAAGCAGCAGCTCCACCTGATTGACAACTTGATAAAGAAGTTAGATCAGCATCTAAAGCTTGCTTTGCGTCTAGCTGTGTCTGGATCGCTGACGTTACCCCATCTACATAATTTAATTCTGTTGTGGTAGCTGTTACACCATCAAGGAGGTTTAATTCAGATGTGGAAAGTGTAGCCCCATCAAGAATCTCTATCTCTGTAGAAGTAAGAGCAGCCAGTGCTGCTGCACCACCTGATTGACAACTCGATAATGTTGTTAAATCTGTTGCTAACGCTTGTGCGCCAATGGATGTCCTTGCTGTTGATCCTGTCTCTAATACGAAATTAGAACCATTACCAACAATAAAACCACCATCAGTTACGGCTAAACCAGCTACATCTGCTAACTGTGCGTCATAAGCTTGAACATCTGAGCCGATAGCAACTCCTAGAGCAGTTCGAGCAGCACTAGCTGAAGTTGCTCCTGTTCCTCCATCTCCTATTGCGAGCGTTCCAGTTATTGAACTTGCGGATAAATCAACTGCAAGTTCTGTCGATTCGATTACACAACCACCATTTGCCTTAAGGTCAAGACTTATTTCATTACCAGATTTATCTATACCATTACCAGCAGTAACACCAGCCACTCCAGAGAACTGAGTGAATGAAAGGTTATTTGTCCCNACAACTGCACTTCCTTTATCAGAACTACAAACAAAACCGACATCTGCGTAAGTTGAACCTTGCTCAATGAAGGTAAACGCTCCAGCAGCATCTGAACCTGTTGCCATGTCATCTGTTCTTACCCATGAAGCACCAGACTTCACAAGGTAAATACCATTCTGACTTGCAGTACTTTGATCTTTAACGAGTACTCGATTATCAGCAGACAACGAAACTCCGTCTATTGTCTGAGTACCTGACAACGTAATGTTTGCTGTTGTTGCAACTACAACGGAATCTTTAATATCTAATCCTTGAGCAACTCCATCCACGTATCCCTTATTTGCTGCGTCAGAATCGGCAGTACAATCAGCTAATCCTGTAATCTTCTGACTGTTTAAACCTACAGAAGCTGTTGGTGCAGCCATCTGATCTAACCTATTTGCTTGTACTCCTGTATCGAAATCAGATATTCCGGTGTGTGCTATTGATGGAATATCAGCCGCTACCAAAGCTCTATATGCAGCCGCCGCAGCCGATCCAGAAGTAGGACCAGCAAGGACATGATTTGCTGTCTGGGTCGTTTCTTTATCGAAATATTTACCCTTACCACCTATAGGAATTATTGATGTTGCTGAACCTCCAGCACCCCCAGTCCCTTTACCAAAGTACAGAATCTCATTACCTTCAGAAAAGGCTAATTCTGCATTTTCAAGCGAGCCAGGAGCTGAACTTCCAGTGCTACGTTTGATTCTGATTGTGTTAGCCACTAGAAGTTACCTCCGTCTGTAATTGTGCTAGTAGTCCATGTGCTGTCAGCCTTATAGGTTGAAGCAGTACTGTCATAATAAATTATAGACTTATCTACCTTATTATCATCATTTAAAGAAAAACTTGATCCAGCAGTGCCTTGTGGTCCTTGTGGTCCTTCCGTAGCTACTCGGACAATTGTTGCCGCACCTTCAGTAACAGTGACAGTATTAGTTGTCTCATTAACACTAATCGTGTTTTGAGTTTCGGTGGCTGTAACTGTATTACTCATAATGCTGTATATCCTTGACTCATATAAATTGTACCTTCAACCCAATATTCTTTGTCACCTGATCCATTCGTAAATAAAATATCGTATTTATATTCGTCAGCAGTTAAAAGTGCTGTCTGAGTATCGGTTACTTTCCAAGTAAACAATCCTCCTGCTGCATTAGTAATAGTCATCGTTGCATCAGCAGCCTTAGTGGTACGACCTGAATCCCAAACCTGAGAAGTTAATGTATAACCTGTCAAATTAATGGCAGCACTATTCGAGTCTTTTGCTTCAAAATTAACAGCATGATCTGATCTTCGTTGGATCGTCATGTCATACGTCCCAGGTGCAATAGCCATTGTTAACTATATGGACTTGATCCTAAGATAGCAGTATTCCATTGGCTTTTTAATTCGTCAGTTGTAGTAGCTGAATCAATAGCACTAGCAGCAGGGGCATCCCTTAATGCTTGTTTTTTGGCAACAATGTCTGTTGTATCAGCATTTGTTTCTTGTGCTTTTTGAAATTCAACATCAAGTTCTGCAAGTTTTGGATCTCTTGCTATCCGAATTTTCGACTTATGAATTTCCTTGGCTTTCGCCATATCAATGCCAAATCCCATAATTAATTAAGGGGTGTAAGTCCAAGCATCTCTAAAATCAAGATCTGTTGGAAGTTCTGATTCATCTATGATATAGGATGTTTCCCCTTCAGGAACATCTTTTGCTTGTATTTCTTCAACTGTTAATGAACAATTTGCCATAGGCAAGATAATGCTCAAACCTTCTGAAGTGGTGTAAACAATTCGTTTAGTAACGTCACTCATAATACTTAGATGTTAGTGCAAATTAAATAAAGAAAGTACCACAAAGAATTGATGGGTTTGCTTTTTGCCCACTGTTGCCTTGTGCATGAACATTAACTCTTACACCAGTAGAAGCAATTGCACTAATAAAACATTCTGCATGTCCGTGACCACTAATGTTAGGACCATTCGAGGAAAAAACAGCATTAGCATTATCCGTTGCAACATGACCAATATTTTTTGCAACATTCGTAAAATTAACCGTATAATCACCGTCCCCATGAATTGTGATACTGCTTATGTTGTAACTACTTACATTTGGGGCACTACCACTATTTTGATTCGTTGCGTTCCAACGAACCCAAGCATGTACAGTTGCAGGAGAGTACCCAAGAAAATCAATTTTCCCATTTGCATCAGCCGCTTCTAGGTAAAACGTTCCAGTGCCTTTATTAACAATCTTTGCATCACCATTATCTGAAGGTGCTTTGATAACCCTAAAGTTATAATCCCACGGTTGATTAGTCTCGGGGTCGTTCCCAGTCTCAGTAATAAAATCAATATAAGAGTTTGCATTGGCTACACTTGCACTGCCTATTTTTAGTTCATTGTCAGCCCCACCAGTTCCACTAACTTCAAGGCTAGTCAGATTTAACGTATTTACCCAACTTGTGTTNCCAGAGCCGTCTGTTTGNAACAGCATATTAGGGTTTCCGTCATTAACTGGAAGCCTAAGAGTCCAATTATGCTCGACAGTGGGATGAGGCTTGATCGCCGTCCATGCCGAAGAGTCATCGTCCCAAAGAGTAAGGACATTTCCCTGATTAATATTGATCCCTAAATTGTTGAACCAGCAAGAAAGCTCATTGCCTGTTGAAACCGCTACTGTGTCAGCAGCAGAATAATAAAAACCTGTGTCGGTATCCGTGACGAAGCTATAAGATGGAGCTGCCGCAGTTCCATTTTGAACTCTTATAGGAACTTGAGGTTCACTAGCTGTTGATTTAAATAAATGACAAGCAGTTCCGTTTGCAGATATACCTAAAACATTAGAAGCTGATCTATATATACCCGTATCTGTATCTGAGTCAAACGTTATAGCTGGTGCGCCATTTGTCCCATTTGCTATTTCTACAACACCTGTAAATGTCGGACTGGCTAACTTTGCTAAACCTAAATTTGCTACTCCTACATCTCCTATTTCATGCCACGTACTATCGCTTGTGGCATCTCGCATATATAGTTTCTCAGGATCTGTACCTGTTATTACCTGAAACTGATACGGAAAACTATTATCAGCAGGAACGTGAGATCCGAAACTTTGATGCCTTGCTAATGCACTTAAAGCATTATTAAGGTCTTGCCTAACAGCAGAACCCGATTGATTTCCAATATCTAAATCATGTGTTGACATCTTATCTTTGTTTTTTTAAATAGTTTAACCTGCTCTACCAAATCCTACAGCCATATAAGAAAATTTTCTATCAACAGGATTGTCATCACTATTTTTGAATATAATTGTAAACTGCTCTCCTGTTACGCCTGAGATTGTAAAATACTCTCCTCCTCCCATGTTTTGTGCCGTAATAGCAATACTAGGCAAATAAGCTGTTGTACTTCCTCCAACACCAGTAGTACCAGTGAAAAATCCTGCTCCAAATTTTACTATTTTACCACTTGCGCTAGTACCACTATCAATAACAGAAACAGGACTAGACGGATTAGTATGATCCTGTTGTTCTGTCCTTCTCATAAACTTAAGAAAGTAACCAAGTTGATCAACAAGAATATTTTGAGCCGAATCTGTTGTTAATAATTTTGATCTAAATTTAAAAGCTCTACCTCTAAACGTTCCATTAGCAAAAGGAACGAACTCTCCATAATTAGAAGCATCTGTAGAGGTTGCAACCTCCAAAACAGCATTAACTTTATCTGGAATCGTGCCATCGAAATCTTCCCACGTGTTAATAGGGTCTGTCCTATCATCAATTAGTTCTGAAGGATATAAACCTCTGGTTGCAAAAATTCTTTCCAAGTCAACACTGTATATTCCTTGAAGATCTAAAACATTTTGGAACTCATAAGTTCCTATTAATCCAATAACAATAGAAACAGCACCTGAAGTTGTAATACTATTCGCTGCCGTAACTGTAAAAGTATTTGCATCAGCACCAGTACCTACAGAAGCGACTATATATTCTCCACTTTTTGACTTTATACTTTTTAAATCGCTATCTGCCGTTCCAGTGAGGAAATTGCAAGTAAATATATCTCCAACACTTACACCATGAGATGTAATTGTAATAGTAATAGTAGTACCAGACTGACTATATGTTCCTGTTTTAGTGGTTGGAGAACTTGGGTCTGTAAGTATTAAGGCATCATAAGTACTATTGTAAACTGTATTCGTCTTACTACCAGGGAAATTATTTACATCTTCTCTTTGTGTAAGACCTACTAATAACTCTTCAACAACAGGAGCCGTAACAATAATACTAGTTTCTCCAGCACTGAAATTACCTGTATCATCAGCAAATTTTGCAACATATTCTCCAGATATTAAAGGAACAATAGCTTGTGTACTGTTTCCTGGTAAGGCATTAATTAAATCAACTGAATTAGACCAAGTTCCACTTCCATTTGTTAAAGAAGAATGTCTTATATGAACACTTCCTCCATGAATAACATCAGCATCAACTGATTTATCCCAAGTCAATCGTGCTGAATTTACAGTAATACCTTCAAGTGAAAGATTTTCAACATTATTAGGTTTAGTTGTTTTACCTTGAGCCGGAAATGAAATATCCTTCGTTAAATTAGAAGGTAATAAATTAATATTAAAAGAAGCTACTTTAATTTCATACGAACCAACTTGGCTGTTTTCTATCTCAAAAGAACAAGTTGTTACTGTATGTGTGTACCAAGTTCCTTGTTGATACCTATACTGTAATTGATATTGAATAACACCAATAACAGGTTCCCACGTAATAAATATTTTTGAAACTGCCTTTCCATTAATAACAACAAGTCTTTCATGTGCATCTAACCCAGAAGGAGGAGAAGCAGGACTACTTAAAACAGAAAGTTTTCTCTCAGGTAATGCTATTCCTTGTTCAATATTGGCATATTTACCTGGGATATAAGGAGAACCCGTAATTACAAAATTAGCCCCTTGATCCTCTTCTGTAACAGATAAAACTCTCCAAGTTTCTGCTTCACAAGTAGGATCATTAGGGTCAGAACTTGAATTTTCTAATAACCAAGTACTACCTACTGCTGGAGCCTGACTAAAAGCACTTGCAACCGTTATAACCTTACCTGTAACGTTAGAAATAGGACGTGTTTCTGTTAATCCGGTAGAAAGGACAACGCTTAATTTGGCAGAAAACTGATCAGTCAAGGCTGTTTCAGTTTCATTATCAACAGTAATGGCAGTTGTTGATGCAGCAGTAATCTTACCTCCTCTTCTTATACCACTTCTGACAGGATCTATTACACTTATCACCATTCCTGGCCTAACAATCGTTCCACTATCTATTGATGTTTTAAATGTAATAACTTCTGCTTCTCTTTGTTCTGTAAACGCTAAATATTTTGCAAGACGTTGAGCTTGTCCTCTTGAAGTACACGCAAATGCTTTAACTTGTTTTACTATTGATCCCCACTTTGCTATATTTGCGGTATCTTCATAAGTCTCATAATCAATATCAATAGAATCCATATTGAAGTAAGCAACTACAAAAACCGTATGTCTAGTTTTTAAACTTGTACCGCTATATGTAAAACCTGCGGGATCAATATTTGATAAATTAAATAAATAAGAAGTGAAAGTTGGTTTATCTTGCGATACTGTTATTGAACCTGCTCCCCAAAAAGGCATACATCTCATTACTCCTGCTAATTCATTAATTAAGTCAAATGCTTCTGTTGGAGTTTGAATAGAAACATTGCAACTAAATCTTGCTTCTTGTCCATTAAACCCATCATCTACAAGTTCGTTTGCATAAACACTTGCAGCGTAAAAAGAAAACTTATCAAGCCTAGAAGCATTACCGTTAAAACTACTTTTCTCTGCATCAGTTAATAATTGTGTGCCAAAACCATATCTTTCAGATGTTAATAAGTCGTAAAGTATCCAAGCAGGACAACTACACCATTGAGCTGCTCCAAACGTACCAGTCCATGCCCCAGAATAAGTAACTCTTCCAGTATTTTGGTCTACACTTGCATTGTTAGGTAATCTTATTTTTATTCCTCTAAGACGATATGCTCTTTGAGGAATACTTGAAAACTGTTTACTATCAACCCTAAGTGCAAAATAAGCGGAATTTAAATATCTTTGTTTATCATCAATAATAGTTGTAATACTTGTAAATTTAAAAGCATCTACTAATAATTCATTATCACTATCATCTGTAACTCTTACAACTTTGATTGAAACGGGAAAAATAGTGCTTTGACCAGTAACTATTGCCGTATGGTCTAAATTAACTAGATAATCTTTTTGGTATGGATCGCCTGTTCTTCCAGTAATCTTGTCAGAAACTACATCTGTATAACTAGCTTCTCCGTTGTATTGTCTTTGAATTTTTAATTCAACAGTTGACCCTCTTAAATCTCCATCGTCTTCTGCTTTCTGTAATTGAGGCCATGTTAACGTAACCCTTACAGCATCTGGATCAAGTGCGCCTCCTGATCCCTCTAAAATACTTTTAGCGACCCCACCCCCAGATTTCGTAACCACTACTCCTAAACCACTTGAATCAGGAGTTCCAACGCTATCTTTTAAGCCTGCAATATGAGTTTGAATTGACGTTCCATATCTAGGAGTAAATTCAACATCTTTAAAGTTATAATCAACTTCTTGGATGTTTGTTACGTCAGCTTCTTTTCTTACAACAGGTGTCTTGTCAAAATAAATATCTTTTAAAGCAGCTTTATTGTAATTAGCTGAGTCTCTTGCATAAGCCTTTGCCGAAGGAAAGCCTTCTATCTCACCTTCAGAAACTAAATCTTGTATCGTTGCAAATTGCCTTGAGTCAAGGGTGTCTTTCTCTCTAACAGGGGCAGGAGGTCTTCTATTACCACCACCAGAGCCTTTTATTTGCTTTGTCATTCGACTACCACCTGTTCAGTATCAACTGCTGCGCTAATTATGACTGATCCTGTGAAAATTTCCCCGTAAACTATGGGCACTGGAGTTCCAGCTCTGGTTGTATTCTGCACCCCTCCAAATGAATAAGATAATTTTGGATCTTGTTCAAACTCTGGATTCTTAGGCAAAGGATTAAGAATACCAGCTATACCACCAAAGACTAATGCTCCTCCTAGGGAAGCAGCACTAGCAGCCCACCACTGCGCCCCTGCAAAAACAGCAGTCATGTTGCCAGCCTTAAGAGCTGCTAAAGATGCTCCACCTGTAGTGAAAGCAAGTGCAATTAAAGTTGCTCCTATAATAATACGACCTACATTTCCCCCAGCCCCTCCTATTACAGGAATAATTTTTACTTCATTACTAGCGGGATAATGCAATTCCTCTTGCTCTAGGTCAAAACCTCCAGTACTCATTGTGTAATATTGTTCTGCCATGTGACTATGAAGTTCAGGCCAATTACCAACTAAAAACCTAATTGCTTCAGCAGGTGTGTCTATATCAGCTTCCATTATTTTTTCACCACCACGTTCCACTACAAAATCAGCTAGTGGACCGTAGAGTTTAACTTTGCGGAGCATAACGATACCTCTTACCAGTACATTTTAGGAGCCATTCGTCTAATAAGTCTTCTGTGCTTAGTCTGCCAGCACAATGATGCAACACTTTTTGTTGTGGGATGTAGACTCCGACATGATTTAGTCCTGGGTACATCATAGACATAAGAAGGACATCTCCTTTTTCAAATCCTTCTTCTGTTCTTAATTCCCTAAAACCCGCTTCGGCAGATAAAGACTCAAACAAAGGATTTTGTAAAAAATCAGCAGGTGTTCTAGGTCGATCCCAATCCTTCAATACAACATCTAATTCTTCTTTATACCAATCTCTTACTAAAGTCCAACAATCAGAAACGCTCCAACACCAAGGTCTTCCTAGTAAAGGTGCTTTATATCCATTAGGTTTACACTCTCCCCATGTTTCAGTATTTGGATTAACAATATGCCAAGGAAGTTTACTTGCTTCACAACTAATTAAATCTGCTTTACTTGGAGTTGGATTAGTAACAGGATGAGAATGAACAATAGACATGATTGTTCCTTTATCTGACCATTTTGCATAGTCATCAGGATCTAATAAAAAAGTTGTTGTTGGCTCGTCAGCAATATTGCTACAACGCTTGTAATGCTCTTTTCCCTTTATTAATACAACTAAACCAACAGACTCTTTGGGATCTTCCTCCTTTGCGTGAAGTAACGCAGCTTCTTTCCACTTCATGCGAAAAACGTTCCAACACCAGGAAATTCAGACCGTAAGCATTGTCTTTTAGGTCCACGCACTCCAATTAAATCTAAAGAAGCACTAAGTTCAAATGATACAATTTCTCTTGATTCCAAAGATTTACGATCAACAATCCATGTTTCTCTTGGAAATTCAGCGTAAGGATCTGGAGTACCTAAAGGATTAGATCCACCAGGAAAATTTGCTGCGTCTAAATATCTTGCAAGTGTCCTTATCCTTATCAATTCAGCACCAGCAAGATCATTTCCAGGTGTTATCTTGTTTGCACTTTGCAGTAATACTGAGACAAAAGATCCTCCGTTATATATAGACATTGTTGGTCGTGGTATTTGCCCTGTTTTGTACTCAAAACCAGCAGCCTCTATAGGAAAACGAAAATAAGAATTTCCTTGCCAAACAACTTCTCCATTTGAATTTAAATTTGTTCCTGCATGAAACCTTTCAATAGTCCTAACACTAGAAGGATTCCCAGTTGCATAATGTATGCCTTCCTTTAGATGTAATTCAAATAATTCAATAATTGCTGATGGATTTGTTTTTTCTAATTCTTGATAAACGCTACTAATCGCAATCCAAGTGACACCACCATCTAGAACCGTACTTCCTAATTTGCGAGGCCAAACAGGTTCAGACGAACCACTTGTACCTGCAATAGTAACTTTAAAAACAAAACCAGTATCTTGAACAGTAGTGGCTCGTCTTATATCACCAACATTAAAAGATGCACTGGCTGTCCATGCTGCTACTGCTGACATTATTCTTCAAAAACCTCCCTAAATGTTGCACTAATTGTTGCTCTATTTAAGTATGGAATACTTTTACTCCAGCCAGGACAAACATACTTACCTGAAGAACTTTCCCCTGGAGGTGTCCAAGTAAAACTTGCAGAATCATTTGCTCTTGCGTCTAAAAAAGTCTCAATCGTATCTGCATCTGTTTCAGATACTTGAAAAGTAAGTCGATACTGTTTTGGATTTTGATGTTCTTTCAATCCAAATAACAACCTCTTTTCATAACCATCAGCAAATTGCACCGTCCTTGTTTTAGGACTACTTGTTTTTTGAGTCCCGTAAGTTGGGGTGATGTTAGGGAATGGTTCTGCCATTAAGCTAATAAACCTCCAGGTCTTTTTTCTTTAACTAGTTCAGCTTGTATTGCTGCACCTAGCATACGTCCTAATTCAGCCGCTTGCCCTGCATCGCCTTCTACTGACGAACCAGAAGCATCTACATTAACAACTACGTTAGCTCCTCCCATTGCATGATTTGGAACGATATTACCGCTTGAATTTGGAACAAATAATTCTGGTCCTTTTTCTCCAACGATGTAAGGAGATCCTCCTGTTACTGGACCTCCTGCTGCTCTCCTTCCTGCTTCTATATCTAAAGCTCCACCCATGCCTGGTGATGTCAAGGCAGAAACCACATCCGCAGCAGATGCAGCAGATGAAGTAGTAGAAACCTTGTTGCCCCCTAAGCTACTCATACCTAAAGCACCTTGGAAGAAAGCACCTACCCCACCAGGAAGAGCAGAAAGTCCTAAATTGACTCCGTAATTTAATAAAGCATTACTGATTCTTCTGAACGTATTAGAAGCAACCTCTCCTAATGTTTTAGTACCTTCTATTGCTGCATTAATCCCTTCAACTAATCCATCTTTAATTGAAACTCCTATTGAGTCCCACACAGCCTCAAGTTTTCTTTCGGCATCTGTAAGCTGACCTGATTTCTCTATTGCAAGTTGTTTTAGTTTTAATTTCTCATTATCTTTCGCCGCCTGCTTCAATATTATAGCAAGAGTGTCGTTCTCGATTACCTCTATATCACTTAATAAATTCTTGGTTGTCTTCGTTATTTCTAGTGCTTGAAGGTCATATTCTAGTTGTCCTGCTTGGTACTGATTTCCACTTGCTGTGGCTTCAGCTATTTTTTCTTTTATACCCATTTGTTTCTCTAGCAGATCGTTCTCTCTAGTGAGACCTTTTATCTGCTTTTTCATTTCTTCTTCGTAGTCATAAACTACCCTCCTTACTGCCTGATCTCTCCTATTTTCTGCGGCTGATATCTTATTTCCTGCTTCCCCATCTATTCTCATTTTGTCCGTTTCGTATGCCCCACTCAACCTGTACCCTATTTCTGCATTTTTCAGTAGATCTTCCTTCTCCNTAGCTTGATCAGCTCGTATCTTCACTACCGCAGTCTGGTAGTCCTTTCCTATATTGCCTATTTTGTCTGCATAAGTACTTCCTAAAGACTTTGAATTTTCTATATCTCGTATCTTCTTTTCGGCTGCTAATTGGTCTATTGTAATACTTAGCTTATCTTTTGCGTCTGATAAAGCCTGTTTACCTGCTTGACTTTGTTCATATTTAGCTTTAGCTAATTCCTCCTCTAATCCTAACAATTTAAAAATATCATTAGCCATACGATCTCCCAAAGTAAGTATAAAATTAATTTCCTTAACTATTTGATTTACTACATCTAAAATAGTTCCTAAAGTACTTGAAAACGGATCAGTTAAAACTGCTAACAGTGTTCCTACTGATGTAGATACTCGCTTCCATGAATGATCCAAATCATCAATAGTACGTTTTATATTCCTATTAGCCGAAGGATGAGCGCCAATATTTTTAAGGACTTCTTTTTCAACTAAAGCTCTAGCTTCAGTAAGTTTTCCTATACGTTTTAAATCATTTACCTGTCCAGTTAAATTCGCATTAATTCTAATTCCTGATTCCTCTAAAGCTGTCATATCCAAATTGCCTGCATCTGCTAAAGCATCTCCTAATGCCTTAGCTTTCATCACTAAATTTTCTAATTGCGTACCTATCGCACTACCTATTATTTGAGTTCCAAATCCACCCATCCCCAAGGCATTACCAATAGCAGAACCTCCTAAACCACCACCAACTGCACCAACTCCCCCACCAAATAACATGGGGAAACCTGCTCCAAGCATTAAATTTTCTAAACTTTTACCAGTCAAACCACTCATCCCCATCTTGCTACCCATCATCCTTACTCTTGCACCACCTCTTCTCTCTTTTCTCTTTTTAGGAGTAAACATCCTTTGAACTTGTCTATCAATTGATTCTTGTTCTTTCGTTGCTAATCTGTTCTTTTCTTTTATTTGATTCTTAACCTCTTTAGTAATTAATCTTTCGCCCTTTAATCGTTCTTTTCCTTGTTTTACTAAGCGTTTGTTTTTTCTTTCAAGAGATTTAATAGCACTTAATCTAGTTGTTGTGGAATCGCTCCAATCAGCAAAACCGCTTGACTCTCTTCCAGCCCTACTTGCTCTTAAATTCCTAGCTACTCTATCTTTCATCCCAGGATCTTGTAGCGCAGCTACTTCTCTTTTCGTTTTCTCAGCAACATCTCCAAGTTGCTTCATAGCATCCTTGGACATTTCCAACTCCATATTGAGTCGGCTAAAGATAGGATTAGCTTTTGCAAACTCAAATAAACCAGCAGTTGTCTTCTTAGCGGCTCTTTCTGCACCAACTAATTTTTCAATTGCGCCTCTTATTCCTTTAGTTCCAAAAATTACCCACGCAGCACCCAACGCAGCAACAAACGCAGGATTCATTACGTTTGCAGCCGCCACTCCTTTAGATGCTACAACAAGACCTTTTATTGCTGCTGTTGTATCAGTTATCCCTTTAGACGCTAAACCCATCCCTGGAATACCCATTTTTGCTCCAGCAGTTGCAGTCATCCCTGCAAAGCCGCCTATCTTGGAGCCTAACCATCCTAACCCTCCTCCTACAGCAGTATTAGAAGCCATTCCTAATCCTGCCATTCCACCTACTCCTCCAGCAATCAAACCTCTTCTTTCTATTGCCCTTCCAGGTCTTGCTGCTTGAACTGCTTTTCCTCCAAGATTTCCTGCTAATCCCCTTAATTTTTCACCTAAAGTTACAGATTTTTGCTCTTTTACATTAACCTTACCCATTATCTTGTCTCGTTTTTCTAGTTCAGCATTAATAGCTTTCTGAATATTTCTTACCCTTGCTGACGCAACTTTATAATTTTCATTCGTAGTTAACATCCTGTCTTGGATGCCTTGCGCTTCTGACAATAATTGTCTTAATCCTTCTAAACCACCTGCTTCTCCTGCTGCCGCTGTCAAAGTAGAAGTCGGTTTCCTTGCCTGTTCACTTATTATTATTTGATCCATTATTTTCTTCCTTGCCATCAATTCGGCATTTAAAGCTTTTTCTACTGCTCGAACTTTTTCAGACGAAGCTACATATCCTGAATTTGTTGAAATTAATTTTGATTGAGCTGCTGTAACTTGATCTAATAATTTTTTAAGACCAACAAGACCACCACCTTTGGCAGACTGTATTCGATCAAATATTGTTAACTCTGATCCTGCTGTTTTAGAAGTTTTAATCTGCGAAACAAATTTACGAACAGCAGCTCCAGCGTTGTATAAACCTTGTGTGATTCCTTTTAACTTCTTAATTACATCTCCTGTTTTAGAACCAAATAGTGTATAAGCACCAACTCCAGCGGCAATAGCACCAGTTAAGATTGGATGAGCAGCAGCAAGTCCTACAACCCCTGCTTTTAAAGCTAATATTTTCCCTGTTGTTGCATTAGCAGCAGCAGCAAAAGGTTTTAATCCTGCAACTGTGACTCCTCTCATAGAAGAATCCAAAGCCGTTGTAGCTTTATTTGCTAACCAAAGACCTGCTGTCGTTGCAACAATTGTCTTTCTTGTTGCGTTTGAAACAGACGCAAAAGTATTAGTTGTTTTTTGTAATTGTTTAAAACTAGCCGATGCCTTATCTGCTCCTTTAGCAACTTTGTCAAAACCTCTTCCTCCTTTTCCTCCTATCTCATCTAACTTTTTTTCTATTCTTTCTAAACTTCTAAACAGACGAACAGTGGCAGCTTTAATTGCATTATCTTTTACCTTAAATTCTATTAACTTGGTATAAGCTTCAGCCACTCCTCTCGTACCAAACAATATTTCCTATCTTACCTTGTTTGAGTTCTACTAGCACTACTTCGTTGAACAGCATCTCTGTCTCTTTCCATTTCGTCATTCTGAATCTTGAAATAAGCAGCCCAACCAATCATCTCTTCCCTTGTTAAAACTTGCGATAATTGCATGACTGTTGTCCCTAACTCTTTGGCTAGGGAGAACATAAACATCCAGTCACCATTAGCTTTTCAAATCAGCTTCCGCTTCTTCTACCTCCTTATCTGCACCAGATTCCAACATTGCCAATTGAATTTCTTGAAGNATAGAAGCCTCTACTTCTCTACGAAGAGTTGCTCTATCTCCATCAGCAAATAACCTTTTCCCTTTCTCATCTAAAGCTTTCTGAATCATCAAAGATAAAGCAAAATCATTAGCATCATCTGAATTACCAGATTTTTTCTGAATAGATTCTCTTTCAGCAATTGTTAATGGATGCCAAAAAATAGTAAGAACAACTTCACCATCTTTCTTTACATCGTGTTGGTATAACTGGCTTACACCAAACTTATTGCTTAGAAGCTCAACGGCTCTCATAAAAAGATTTATACATTATTAGTATACTAACTCAAATTTAAGCGTTTGCGGAAAATTGACAGGTAATCACACCTAAATAATGTGATTCCTGCTCATCATTAACCCCCCCAGGCCCAACGACATCTCCTATCCTTGGATTACAGCTATAAGTATCAACATAATCAGAAGCATTTATCGAGGTTAATCCATTTATTACAGACTCACTTAATGCAGCCAATACAGAGGTTCCTTTGTTCTTGGGTACATAAATACTACATTGGATAAACCCACTGTAATAGTCACTTG